ACCTTGCTCCTGGTGGCCAAAATTATGATCGAACTGTATTTTCATATAATTATGTATGTACTTTATATCTTAAGGAAAAATAATGGCAGACTTATACACAATCTGGGCAAACAAAGAAGGCGACATTTCAGACTTAGACTGGGTCAATGGAATGAAAAGTTTCTTTGATCATTTGATTAGTGAAGGCAAAATGGAATCATACAGAATTACCCGTTGTAAAATGGGATTCCGTAGTATTGCTGACATGCCGGAATGGATGATACTCATGGAGTTCAAGGACATGGGTCAAATGGACAATGCCTTTAAACGTGTTGCTCCACTCGAAGGCGAGCTAGAAGTAAAGCATAAATCATTCAATCAGTTTGTCGCTGGAGATATTCAACATGCCTTATTTCGAGATTGGCCTGATACATTCTGAGTGATGATAAAAGATTAGCTACGCTAATCTATGTGTTTCGCTAAAGCTCACACATGATTTCTTTTATTTGTTTTTTTACGCATTATCTAGATTAATCGGTCACAATTCACCGTATGCACGGTGAACTGACTGATACACATTATCTGAGTAGCACTGTCATTTATTATAAAGAGATTGTTGTTTCCAACACAGAGGCGGTTGACCGGTACCCCTTACTCTAGCTTCACATATCAACGGAACCCTAGTAACCCGATAATAAATCCAAGTCCTATAAGCATGGGTCGTGTCTTTTTACGTTGCCCAAACCATTTGTTGCCTTAAGTTAGCAATTGCCTTTGACGCCCAAAATTCTAGACCGGGTATCGCACCGTTCCTCGATGGGGCTGGACCAAGCATCCAGCACAGAGTCAGTAAAGCTGCCTATCTAAATTTGTTGATTAAAAAAGTCAAAATGGTTTAAAATAAAAGTTTTATAATGTTGATGTTGGACAGGACCAGGATGTTTGTTATCAGTTCCTAGATCTTTGTACCGTTTCTGCGGTGGTACTACTGTACCGTTGACAAATTTAATTTTATATGGAAAATCTACATATTCTGATTTTGATTTTATATATCGTAAAAAGTTAGGTATGCTTGGCATTACACCAATTATGCCTAAATTAACTTGTATTTTTTTACAAAAATTAATTGCTCTATCAACTGCACATATATTATTGTATAAGGTATTTTCAGAAAACAATTCATTAAACGGTAAAATTTTTTCTACCTCAGGGTAAGTTGTATAGGTCCAGCAGGTTACACCGGGTAGATATTCATTATTATGAATATAAGGTAATCGACAACTGTCAGTCAATCCCCATATAACAATATCGTTGGCTCTAATATCTGACCTTACAATTTGATCTGCTGCCCACTGAATTGAAGAACCAGGTCTGGTTAAAAAACTACATTCAACCCCAAGTTGATCTGCAATAAGTTGTCCGTATCTTTGATTAAGGTCTACACCAAGCCCGTGGGTGATACTACATCCAGCAAACCATATCTGAGGATTGTCAGTTTTTCTTGAATCTACCAATGTTGCAAGATTATTTTTTAAGTAACACAATTCAATATTTTTAATAGGACGTTGATCAGAAATTAATAACAGCATATTTTCAGTTAAGCCTTGTATACATGTAGTAGGATCTGCATTGTTTAAAACTTGATCATCTGACCATTGATTTGGAGGAGGAGCATATATAATCTTGTCGGCTTTTAATAAAATATTATAAAATATCTCTAGGTCTTTGGGCAAATATCCCAACGCAGTAAACGCCACAACATCAACGGTGTAGTCTATAGTTAAAAATTCTTTATAGTTAGAAAAATCAATTAGAAATGCTGTAGGGCTGTAAGAACTAGCCAACATAGCTAGTTCTTTGTTTGTATCGCCCACATAAATCCGAATTGTCATTTATAATTTTTCCTTGATATGACTGCCGTGTATACGGCAAACTATTTGCCCGTTATAGTAGTTGTCTGATTCTAACACTCGATGATTAAATTGTTCTCTAGCTTCTATATAACTACAAGCCGCTTTTGATTTACAATAAAATAATATTTCTCTTGTGAAGTTGTCTGAGCCTAGCTCTGCAATGTCTCGGTTAAGTTGATCGTTACTTCCATAGTATAGTTGCCAGTCTGAATCTATTTTACTTCGAATTTTCTTACGTTTTTTGTTGCCGTTCTTTAATTTTACTACTTTGTATGACGTTTTACTAAATTTTGCTAATTTTTTTCCAATATACTTTCTGCCAGAGATGTTATTTGTGATCAAATATACAAAACCGACACAGTCTTCGGGTAATGTTTCAATTTGTGTGTTTTCGTAAAGCCATACCATGGATTCATACTTAGTTCGTTTCCCATCCAACCGCATAGTTTTCGTCTACATATTGGGTAGAACACTTTTGCCCACACTCAACCCAGGTTCTTTTTGGATCAGTGAACCCCTGACTGCATTTATTCCACAGTGGATCTGCTACAATTTCATTAAATGACCGATTGTGCAAACTCATACGTTCTCGATATTGGGCAAAAAAACTGTCCTTCCATTGTATAGTCTTGTTTTCATACGTGAGACTATGGTATGGAAAACTAACCCAGCTACATGGAAACACCACGCCCTCAGCATTGACATAAATGCCGCGGTTACCTATTTCACATAATGGAGTAACTGGTGCGTCTTTATACTGTTTTTTAATTTCAAAATATTTCTTTTTGTTATGTTCTAAATATTCAACGTTATCTTGTTGCCGTCCGCTAATGTTAACTACTTCACGCTCGTATCTGTGTGTCTTGCTAATGAACTCAGGTCTAGGTTCTAACGGATCAACAGCACCACCGTAGCCTCCGTAAACACTGCCAAATTTCGTACTACGAGTCCATTGTACGGTATCCATGTCTAACTTACGGGCCTGATCAACAATATTGCTCAAATGATCTTGATTAAACTTAAAAATAATTGTGGCCCACACTAAAAACACATCTTTGTTGACTTCGCGCACTGCGCGAATACCGTCTATAATACTTTCAAAGTTACTGTTAACACGATATAAGTTATTGCTAGGATTGTCGTATCCGTCGATGCTAAAGTTAATAGTATCGCGACCGTTAAGCACACTAGCTAGTTCACGCCACCATTCTGGTTTTTTATAGCTGCCATTGGTAATTGTGAAGATATGAATGTCGGGATTAATTGTTTTGATATAACGACAAATTTCAATATATTCTTTACAGTAGATGGGATCTCCTACATCACCGCACATGGTAACACGTTTGACCTGTGTGCGTAATATTTCTTCTGTGAAAAACTTCTTTACAAAGTCCAGGGTCATATTTTTGTTGAGCCACGGGGTGTCTGGGTGCTCTACTCTAGGACAACGTGGGCACCGAACGGCACAAACAGCACTAGGTTCTAAATGCCAATGGTAGAATTGCCAGTTTATAGCCACAAGTCAACTCGCTTAATGACAGGATCCTCTGCATACTTTTTGATGCGTATAGCCAATTCGTATAAGTTTAATTTAGGAACATCTAAATGAGCAACCATGGCACTGTCAAACGCACCAGGATTAATGATTTTTAAATCACATTGTGCAGTGGGCCACATTGAGTCGTGCATGTTTTGTAGTGTTTGTTTGTGTATACGATATGGCCAATGGGTATTTGTTCCGTCGGCCCTGAGTTGAGTAATCACTTTACTACCGACGGTAATGATACTCTTTGTAGGATTGTATTGCCAATGATGATAAAAATATTCTAACACCAGCTGTTGACCAATGCCACTGTATGCACAGTTAAACACTATATCATACTCAAGAAAGTCAACACCCCACTCATCAATTTTTAATATATCATGCCCGGTTGATTGCGACACTGCGGTTACATCGTAATTGCCGTAGACAAATGCTAATTCTTGAGCTAGTCCTTGGGTGCCTGTAATTAATATTTTCATCAGTGGTCCGCTAACTCTTCAATTTTTTCTGTAGGTAATTTTTTATGGAAATACGTTTGACATACCATTTTTAAAATTTCTAACTCTTCTTTAGCACGAGTAATTGGATAACCCAATTGCTCACTGCGTTCTTGCACTTCTAATCTGCGTCGGATACGTTCTTTAAATGTTAGCCCTGGATTGTTTAGATTAATCCAGTTACGCCCATAGAGCCAATCCTGATCATGACTTTCGACCGACATAATTTTAAGATCAGGCCACTCTGGCACAATATTCATGTGATCCTGTTGAAGTTCCAGTCTACTACCGTGATCTAAACTACCAGTGTACCCCCAGCGAATGACCATAATAGTTCCGGCCAACATATACACTTGATAACGTTCTAAAAAATCTAACATTTCTTGATGATCCTCTGTTGTTTCGGTAGGATAGCCAATAAACATTAAAAATACATTGTGTATATTATATTTGGCACACATACGTATATGATGGTCCAGATCCTCATTGTCAAACTCCTTGCCCATGGCTTCTCTTATGCGCCAACTAGCATGTTCAACTCCGCAGACTAATACACTGGCGCCAGATTTGGCCATTTTTGCGTAGACTCTCTCGGGCAAGTCTTTCTTTTTACGAATATTAAATTGACTAAGCCAACTTGGCTTAAAATTGTTATCTTGTTTTTTGTATTCAATTAAACTGTCTAACAAGTTTTCAAATTCTGGCAGAACCCCGTTAATTACACTATCCGTAAATTGTACGACCTGCACCATGTATTTTTTATACTGTGTGTATACTTCTTGTGCAACGTCAGCACCGCGCCTGTATCGATATTTTGGCCAACGATGCGGAACATCGCAAAACTTGCATTTTCGCACACACCCTCTACTAGCAGTAACATAGATACCAGCATCTCGGTGATAGATATATTGATTAGGCTCAATTTGATCAAAAATAGGATATGGTATGTCGTCTAACTTGTTAATTTGTTCTGGAGGCTCCCAGTTTAGACCAGGACAAGCAGTTATACCTTTAAGAAAATTGTCAAATACAACTTCTCCATCTCCGGTGGCAACATAATCAACTAATTTTTCATCATACAGTAGACGTCCAACAGTTGTATCCCCATAACTGGTAGTTAATCCTTGTCCACCGGCAATCACAGTAACTGAAATTAATGGTCTTAATTTACGTATTAATATTTCAGCAAATCTGGTACTGAATTTACTAAAAACACTTAAGGCAATTAGATCATGATTACCGGTGGCAATAGTATCGACTATTTGATTCAACCAGGAATCAAATGAATCTGGCAATTCAAGATCTACGTCAACACGCCATTTGCGTTCGCACTGTTGCCAGTCGTTGTTGTCTAATGCATGATATATTGATAAATTCAAATCATAAATTTTATAATTTGTATTGTTGCGAGTCATTACCCCGGCCAGCGCAGCAGCAGCCGCAGGCGGTCGTTCTAACTCTTGACTGGGACAAACTATAAAAGCAACATTGTTATACATTGATTATTTTCTTAATTTCATTAATAAGTTCTTGATGACTTTCTAAACTGCCAATATACGCTTCGTCACGATAGTCGTCCTTGCCTTGATGGGTTTTTGCATGAACATACCTGCGTTGGTCTCGATACCACCACCAAAATTTTTCATTCTTGGGTAAACTAGGAAAACAAAAATTTCCTGGAAAATGCCAAATCAACTGGCTTTTTAACTTGCTAGGGGCATCCGGAACCTGCGACAAAAATCCTTCAAAATAATCTGGAAAATAGTAACCTTCGGTCAGCAACCATGATCCTAGTAAAATATCATTGACATAAAGCCTAGTCAGTTCTAAAAACTGGTCTGATTCAATAGCACCTACACTATTAATTATCGTATGTGCTTCGGATTTGTTATAATAGTGCAGTTTTAGTTGATTTTGATCTTGTGATAAATCAGCTATAAATGAGCAGGTGTTATTCTGATCTATAGTTTGATCAACCAATAACCGATCATTTAGATATACCCGGACAGCGGGCCACGCTACACTAAATGTAGGGCAAAACACTAATGTAAATGTTAACGGCGTAGCAGTTGTAAGTTTCATTACGTTAAGTTATCTCTACATCCGTATTATAACTAGTGAAGCCACCTTCCTTGACTACCTTAAGGATATTTTCAACTCGTCCAGCAAGTTCGTCTCTGTGACTTACTAACCATATTGATTTATGACGTTCTCGGCTCATGTGTTTTAATAACGCCAATGCATTTTCTACACCTGCTGTGTCTAGGCCGTTGTCAATCATTTCGTCTATAAACAACAAGTTAATGGGCTGATACAAACTTTCAAACACATCACGGAATGCCCAACTCATACTTAAGATTAATCTATTGCGCTCACCTCGACTTAGATTGTCAAAGTCTAGTTCACGACCCAGCTCTTCAATACTGACAGTTAGGTCGTTTTGGAACACCACAGTGTGTGGTAACCCTACACGATCCAGGTAGTGTGTGAGCCTAGCATTTAGATAGCTAAGATTTTGTTCAATAATTTTTTTACGGATAAACGAGTCTTTGCTGGTGAGTAGTTTGAGCAAGAAGTCTTGGTGTTCTTGTAAGCGAGTAAGTTCATTAAGTGCGTCATATGTTACCTCCTGTAAGGCTTGTTGTTGCATTTCCTCAATCTGCTCGCCATACGGATCTGTTTCTGTTTGTTTGGCGGCAATCTGTTGTTCTAAATTACTCAACGTGGCTTGATGTTGTATAGCATCTGATTCTTTGTCGTAGAACATTGTGGGTGGTTTTCCTAACGTGCCCAGGGCTGTGTGGGCAGTCTCCAATTCTGATAAGAGGGTGCTATGTTCTGCGCCACTCTGTTGAGCCGCAACCAGATCACTCTGTTTCGCTTCCAAAACCTGTTGGTGCTTCGTGTCGTGGAAGGCCTGCCCACACGTATGACATTCATGGTTCTCAAGCGTTTCAATTTCTTTTGATAGTTTGGTTGCCAGTTTTTCTTCCCTACCAACATCCAATTTGACACGGCTGATCTGAACCGATAGTTCGTTGATGTCCTTGCGCTTTTGATCCCACATCTTGTGATCCGTGTGCGCCGCAATCTCGTCTTCAATCTGTATATTCTGTAACGCCTTAAGGGCTTTCTCAAGTTCCGTGATATCTTCGCCATGTTTAGTGGTCCATAATGTTTGTCTACGCTTCAATGATTCAATTTGCTCTTCAATACGCTTGTTGGCTTCTTGAACAGCACGAATACGAAACTCTTCTTGTGTGATGCCCTCTTTGGTGGCTCTATTATGTTCTTTGATCTTGTCAGCACGTTCACTTAGCATGGTGATACCCAACAACTGTTCAATGATAGTGCGCTGATCGTTGGCTTTTAAACTTAAGAATGGTTCTGTATAAGTGTTAAGTGCCAGGATATGCTTGAACATATCGTGACTGAGTCCTAGAGTTTGCTCAATGGCATCTTGGGTTTCTCTTGAATCACCTTGTGCTTCGTCTGTAACCACTTGCTCTTGATTGTTTACAAAGAATCTTAACAAGTTGGGTTTGCGACCGCGTTCAATTTTATAGTCTTTGCCACCTACACTGAAATCCAAACTGACTAACATGTTTTTATTGTTGGTCTTATTAACTAAATTGTCCTTGCGGATATTGCTGAGTGCCTGCCCATATAGGCTATAGCTAAGAGCATTGATAATTGTAGTTTTGCCTGTGCCGTTACGTGATCCATCGCCGCCGAGATCTAAATTTTCACCTAACACCAGTGTCAAGTCCTTACGGTCAAAGTCAATGGCTTGTGTGGAATTCCCTACACTCATAAAATTCTTAACGGTTAAATTTTTTATATGAATCATAGATTTTGATAGATTTTTAATAACAACTTAGGATCATAAAATTCACTTTCGATGTTGGTAAGTTGATCTGTGACAATCTGATCTACACTTTCAAACTTGACTTCTCCTGGCGACATGTCTGCATCCACGGCTGAACTTTTAACAGGAATTAACGCCATCTCTCTCAAGCGGTAATCCTTGACAAATGTATCTTTGATAAAATTAGCTTCTTCGTAACTAATGTCAATGTCTAATTCCACACGCACATGCATGTTGGGCACAAGTATGTTGGATGCCGAATCAATCACTTGACTCAGTTTAAGCACACGATACAAGGGTTGACCGGGCCACGCATGATATACCGGCTCACTGCCCCACTCAACTATCATCATGCCACGATCCGCATCACCGGCATCAGCATAGTTGTGCGGAAAACAGTTGCCGATATAGCTGATGTTTTTTTTCTGTTGTCTAAGATGAAAGTGACCTGAAAACACCCGATCAAACCCACCAAAACTTTCTACCTTGACTTCGCCGTGATCTGGCATTTCTACCATGGCATTCATTTTAAAGTGTGGCAACTCAAAATGCCCAAACATATATTTTGCCGACATTTTTGGTATGCGTTTATGATCATCTCCAACTAACCAGGGCGCAATTACAACATCGCCGTCTTGGAACCAATCGTTGACAATTTGAATATTGGGTATGTGTTTGGCCCATTCGGTTGAATAGATATCACGCTTGTCACGATAGTACAAATCGTGATTGCCTGGAATAAAATAAAAACGATCAAAGGCCGCTGATAGCTTTTCCAAACTACGCAGGCTATATTGAAGTGTTTGCATGTTGATGGCCGCACGTTGATGGCTCCAATCACCCAGGAACATGCCGGTTTCACACCCATTGGTTCGAGCTGTGTCGATAAACCAATCAATAAAATCACTACAATCTTGATTGTGTTGTAGGCTGTTTGACTTCAGGCCAAAATGGATATCGGTACAGACTGCTACTTTTTTAAATAGACTCATAGATTATAGTATACAGGAATACAACAAAAAATACAACCAACTTGGTTACGCTTCTTTATCGTATTGAGCTTTATTGTATTCTTCAACGTCGATGTTGGTAACCACCGATCCAAAATTAGGATTCTTTTTGCCAGCATTCTGACGAGTCCACGAAGGATTTAGCCCAGCTTGTTCCAACATGTCGTCACGAATGTTTTGATTTTTCTTTTCTAAATTCAAAATACGAGTAAAGCTGTTGGTAATGGCCGCTGTGTAGTAAGCAAAAGGATTTTGACTTTTTGATTCATCAAACTGTAGACCAATTTGACTCAACTGTAACAAGGCTTGTCCGCGCATTTCTTCATTGTAAGTGTAGCCGCGCCAGTTGCTACGAGTGGCATAACGTTCGCATAACTTCATGTACATGGTGGCCAGTGTGCGTGTGGCTTGCCCGTGGTCCTTTGAAAATTCACCTGATTCAAAATCTCCAATCCAGTGGCTCTTGCCTACTTGGAACGGTCGTTTGTTTTCATCCAGGCGATAGTGGTAAAATGGTGGAAAGTTCAAGCGCACATGCTTTTCGTCCAACACCGGAACGTCGAGCAATTCCGCCAATGGATCTTCCTCTGCATCCAATTCTAGTTCAAAAATATCTTCAATTTTTTTCTTTTTTGCCGCAGTTTTAGGTACTTTTTTAGGTGCCATTGGTATATGCTCCCAACAGGTAATACGGAAGACTAAGTCGCTATTTGGTATCTTTTTAGGATCAACAATGATGCCTTCGCGTTTGAGTCTATCAGCTCGATTGCGACGAGCTTCAGCAATGGTGCGTTGATTGATCTTGGCAAGGGTGGGCAAAATAATATCATACTGATGATCTGTTACAGGATCTAGGTATGTACAGTAGGTATTTTTGCTAAGATGTATTTGTTTTAAGATGTCACGATTATTTAAATAATTCGTTTTTGCTGGCGTTCTTGTGGGTGTAGTTGACACTAAGGAATCTCCTAATAATATATTTATTGTAGCACAAAAACGACGGTTGTCAACCTTTTATAAACTATGCCGTTTTTATTTTGGTTAAATACAGTAATGTTAAATCAACCAACAACTCAGTCCGCTATTCAAACACAACATATACTTGTTGACGGTGTGCATATGCACGAGAGTCATATACCGGCAGGCCGTAAAATAACTACCAAACAACGGCCAGTTGATCGTGTACATGTGTTGGCACAAGGGTCGGTCCTGCTCAATAATTCAGGTGTTACAACACGCTATGATGCACCGGCTTACATACTGTTAGAAGCAGATCGCGAATGTGAAATCAGCATGTTGACCAACGCAACCTTGTACGGAATAGATCCTACACCAGCCGAAACTATTGAACAGGTCATCAACAAAGATGTAGAAATTGAACACTATTTTGCCGGCGGAGTTTATGCCAAGCAGATGCGCATTGGAAAGAATTGCAAGATACCCACACATCGTCATGTGTATGATCATCTCAGTGTGCTGGCCCAAGGGCGTGTGCGAGTCACTGTAAGTAAAATTACACAAGAATATACCGCGCCAGCGGCAATAGAAATCAAACGGGATTTGGTGCATACCATTGAAGCACTAGAAGATACTGTGTGGTATTGTATACATGCCACAGAAGAAACTGATCCAGAATCAGCAAACAATACCATAATTGTAGGAAGAAATAATGTCATTTGATTTTGGCAGCGTTGACTTTGACGCATCGGACATTGACTTTGAACCAGGAGATGTCGCATCTGATGTTGATATTGACCCAGGCAGTGACGCCTATGGCGCAGAAACTTTAGCAGACTCCAGCGACCAGGTCGGCGATTTTGCTGGCGACTCTGACTTTGTTGATGCCACTAACTCTGGTTCCATTGACAGCACAACTACAACAGAGTTTAGTGGTTATCAAGACGAAGCCTCACAACTGGCTGATGGCAATGGTATTCCTCAACCAAGTGCTATTGACAGTTTAAAAGATCAAGCAGGCTCATTAGCTGACAAAGCCAAAGATGCTGCATCTGGCGCATTTGACAAAATCAAAGCAGAAGCAAGTTCTACATTGACCAAACTAGAAAGTCAATTCAGTGCTAAAAACATTGAGGCATTTGCTACCAAGACTGCAAAAAATTTAGTTGCCAGCGCAGAAAATCTTGTAATTAATACAGCAAAAAATGTTGCCGTCCAATCACTCAGCAGAGTAGTTGGTCCGGCTGTGGCCTCTACGTTGACCAACAGTGTTACTAGATCATTAACTGGTCCAACAACCAAGAGTGCTGGCGCTGTTAACAAAGCTACAGATCCTACTGCCGGCGGCGCCTTTGTAGAAACATCACCTGGGGTGTTTACTGCCAAAGAAGATATACCACCTGCAGACGATCCCAATGCTCCGTTGGTGGAGATACCACCACCGGGGAGTGATGTAGCAACAACTGCCAAATCTGTTAGCAAAGACACAGATCCCACAGCTGGTGGTGAGTTTGTAGAAACATCACCGGGCGTATTTGTTGCTAAAGCTGACATACCACCTGCAGATGATCCTAATGCTCCGTTGGTGGCAATTCCGCCACCAGCAAGCGCAGTTGATAAATCAGCTGCCAACGTTGGCTACGTCACTGGACAAGATGCAGAAAACGGCACCTACTATGTTAAAAATGAAGCCACTGGAGAAATTGTAGCCAGCGGGCTGTCACAACAACAGGCCACACTCAGAGCTCAGGATCAAACATTTATTGATGCCGGTGATGTACCAGCCGCTACCAATGCTGGTAGCACCGCGGTAAACTATCTTGCCCCTGGCGCAATTCCAGATCCTAACTTGGCCACATTGCCAGCATCCACAGATCCTGCTGCAATTGCAAATGCCGCAGCTGCTGCGGCCGCGGCCGCCGTAAACAATGCAGCCAATGCGGCCTTAGCAGAAGCCGCGGCTAGAACATCAGCGTTGATAGCACAGGCACAGCGCCAACAAACAATACGAGCACAAAGACAAAATCAAGCTCAAGCTGGTGATTGGCGAGTGCGATTGAGATTGGGACCAACCAGCAATTATCTGTATAATGCACCTGATTGTGGACAAGTTCTTTGGCCATTGCGCAACACCGACGGAGTTATATTTCCATATACACCCAGTATAGATACCTCATACAAAGCAAACTATTCTGCGTATGACCTTACACATTCAAACTACCGTGGATATTTTTATCAAAACAGTTATGTAGATGCTATCAACATAAAAGCCACGTTCACTGCACAGGATACCGTTGAAGCCAATTATCTCCTGGCAGTCATACACTTTTTTAGAAGTGTAACCAAAATGTTCTATGGGCAAGATGCCGAGCGTGGCAGTCCACCTCCGTTGACTTATCTGTCGGGTCTAGGCGATTTTCAATTTAACGAACACCCATGTGTGGTATCACAATTTAATTACAACTTGCCAGCAGATGTCAACTACATTCGTGCGCAAAGCGTACTGGTCAATGGTACCAACTTGACCAGCGCCCGTTCACGACAAACCGTACTAGGTAATCCACTGAGTTATGCTATACAAAGACTCAGCACTCTAGGACAAGGTATTCAGCCTGGTGCTGTTGATGCACCGTTTGCCGCACAAGGCAGCTTAGGAGCAAAAAATCCCACGTATGTTCCAACCAAGATGGATATTAATCTAACCTTGTTGCCTATACAGAGTCGTAGTCAAGTCAGTCAATTGTTTAGTCTCAAAGGATTTGCCAATGGTAATTTACTCAAAGGAGGATTCTGGTAATGGCCGCAACATACGATTCAACCAGTCCATATTTTACCACTGGGTTTACGCAGTTTTATCTCAGCCCAATGGTCAATAGGCCAATACCCAAGCTGCCAGACGATCGTCAAATGGTAATAAATTTAACTTATCAATATAGACCAGACATGTTGGCATTTGACTTGTATCAAACTGCAACTTTATGGTGGGTCTTTTATCAGCGTAACCCTAATGCATTACAAGCTCCTCCTTTGGATTTCAAGGCTGGCGTCACAATATATCTACCCAAGATAACCACCCTACGAGAAACGTTGGGATTCTAATATGGCCACTGTAGCTGATATCCAGGCCGCCTTACAGATCGCCCAGGCCAACTTGGCCAAAGATCAGGCATTGCTGGCCGCGAACCCGACCAACGCTGCATTACAACAACAAGTTCAACAAGACCTCAACTTCATTGCCAGCCTTGATGCTCAACTGGCTGTGGCCCAGACTACCCCTGTTGCCAGCTCTGGTACGATAGCTCGAGATGATCAGTTGGCCACAGTTCCTGACTCGTTGCCGCGAGCTCCATACGACACTGTAGAAATATTAGATGCAGACGGACGCATAGTACCTGCACCAGACACAACGTCTGGCACAACTGCCACCCGACCTGTTGATACCGCTACCAACACAGATAGTGGAACTGACGCACCGCTTAGAACCATACAACAAACGCAAGCAACTCCAGCATATGGCCCTGGGTTATTGCTCAATCCTGGCGATGCTGAAGCACAAGAAGGCGGGTATTACGGTGGCGGCGGTCCGGCAACTCCACCAGCAAGTACACAAATTGGCGCCGGATCACCCGGCGACGATGCCGGCACACGGCCAACACCAAATGCAACACGACAAGAAATTGATTCAATTTTTAACAATGCGCCAATACTACCACAGCCAAATGTGTTAGATCAATATGCCAGCTATACCTATGCTGTTTCTGTTTATCTAACCACCGAGGATGCTTATAAAACAATGGTCTCGTCTGGGCGAAGAAATTTAACAGGCAGCACATTATTGTTTCAAAGTGGTGGAGCTCCTGTTGGTGGTCGTGCTCCGTATTTTAGCAATGATTATTACATTGACAAAGTTGAACTGACTTCTAAAATAATTGGCAAATCTACAGGTATGACCCACAATGTAGTTGACTTTAAAATGACTGTGGTTGAACCTACTGGTATAACTCTTATTGACAATTTAAGCAAAGCGGTACAAGAGTTTTTGCCAGACGCCAACGTTAAAAAAAATCTTTCCAGCGTTGTGTATTTTATGGTCATACGGTTTTATGGATATGATACTCAAGGCAATTTAATCCGCGGAGCCCCGGGCATTTCAAGCCCAGCAGGCAGTACAGACACCAATTCGTTTGTAGAAAAATTTTTCCCATTCTTGATCAAGGATATCAAGTTCAAAGTGGCCAGCAAAATAGTTGAATATGATATTACCGCGGTAGGAGTGCATTATCAGATTAACTCCGGATCGGCCCGGGGTTCAGTGCCGTACAATATTGAACTCAGCGGCCAGACCATCAATGATTTGTTATCTGGCCCAACACAATACACAGGAACTCCACAGACTACTGCTGACGGAACCGCACTTCCAGCAGTAGCACCACCCAAGGCAGATGCTGCTCCAAAGGTACGAGCAACAGTACGTCAAGGATTAATGGAAGCTATCAACGCTTTCCAGCAAGAATTATCTGGCCCTGGGCCTGACCACCCCTACACCTTTCCTGATGTATACTCAGTTGAATTTGCTACACCGGCTCTTAAATCTGCCAGAGTCAGAAAGGCTGGTGCTCTAGACAAATCTACAACCAGTAATGCATCCAGCAATACAGCGGCCGATCAAAAGTTAGGTTCTAAACAAAGTATGGACCCTAACAGTCGAACTCAGAGTGCAACAGCTGGTATACAGATTGTACAACTGTTGGATCAAATCATGAGAAACTCCACATACCTTGAAGATCAACAGTTGGTCAAGTACGATGAAAAAAGTGGGCAACTACTGTCTAACGGGACTCCAGCACAAAATGTGGCCTGGTTTAAAATTAGTCTTCAGGCTACACCTATCAGATATGACCCCAAACGCAATGATTATGCTTATAACATAAAGTACATTATCAGCCCATATCGCATAGCACAATTAAACAGCAAATATTTTCCAGCACCCAAGTTTACCGGAGTGCAAAAAGAATACAACTACTGGTTTACCGGTCAAAATACTTCGGTTTTGGGCTACGAAGAAAATATCAATAACCTGTATTATCTGACCTTGTCGGGTGTAAATTTCAGCAACGGCGGCACAGTGATTGGAGACAACGACGAACAGCTCAAATATAATTTCAACACTCGCAGTGCAGAAAGCAGTCAAGGAGCCAGTGGTAAAACTAACGAACCGGTGGCCAATGCCGCAGAACAATTATTAAATCCAGGTGACTTTAGAGACAGCACAATTACCATTATTGGTGATCCAGCCTGGATACAACAAGGTGAAGCATTTGTGGGCACTCCTATTGGCAGTTCAAACTATTTCAGTGCTTTTTTAGCAGATGGCACTATAAATTTTGATGCTGGTCAAGTTTTGTACCGCATTGCATTCAATGCCAGTAGCGATTATGATCTTAATACAGGTCTACAAACAATTTCTGGCCTGGCGTCGGGCTCGCCTGTAACCACCCAACCTGGTGGACCGGCCGCAATAAATCGCACGTTTGTGGCCAAAGAGTGTATCAGTAGTTTTGTCAAAGGCAAATTTACACAACAGCTCAAAGGCAGTTTATTATTAAATGCCACCACAGCAGACAATCAAGCAGCGGCGGCCAGTTCCGCCGCTCTACAGAAACAGGCCATATCGGCTTTGAGTCCAAACAGGCAAGGCTCTGTTACTACAGCCATAATTGGAGCATTATCAACCCCAACCTGGGCAGCCAGCTCAACTGGCGTATCACAAGTGTTAACAACTGCGCAAGCCAAATTAAATTCCATTGCTCAAAATGTATTAGGAACTCAGGCTACTAAACTATTTGCTACTCCTGGTGCACCTACCAGTAGTGGCCAACCAATTGGATCGGTAAACGGTATAATCACAGCTCCAGGCCGATTAGGCAACACAGTAGTGGATCCGTATGATGGATTAACAACCGAACAAAGAACGGCGTTAGGCAACGCCGACCCCACCGACCCAATTATTCGCTCTAGACTAGGCTTACCACAAATTGAAAGGGCCCCAGTGGTAGACACGGTAAGTAATGGCACTACACAAGTTGTGGCCGCTTCTGACGATTCTGGCGATGCAATAACCAAAGAATATTTAAATGCGGCTAATAATACTCCTCGTCAATTGGATTCGCCAGAAAGTACTCCAAGTGATTTAGGTGATTTTTACGGATAAAACATGGCAGAGAATATACAACGCAGTCGAGGCCGTTCCCAGAACTACAAATTTGATCGTGGCGGCATGCCAGCCGAGATGGGGCCATTTATTGGCATTGTGGTCAACAATGTTGACACCACTCGTAGCGGTCGATTACAAGTTTACATTGAACAATTTGGAGCCACAACCAAAGACGGTAAACCAAATCTTACTGACGATAATCTGTGGCGCACAGTAAGTTATTGTCCTCCTTTTTACGGCGCAACACCACAATCTGGAACCAGTGCCGGCGCAGGCACATATCCAGGAAATCGCAACAGCTATGGCATGTGGTTTACTCCACCTGATATTGGAGTTAAAGTTTTATGTTTTTTTGTAGGCGGTGATCCGGGTGCTGGCTACTATGTAGGGTGCATACCAGAAAACGGAATCAACCATATGATTCCAGCTATTGGCAGCAGTGCAAACTATGTGCTCGGAAACAACAAACAAGCAAACTTTTTTGCCAATACACCGTTATTGCCTGTAACAGAAATCAATCAACTGAACAAGGGCATTAACGAAAATCCTAAATTTTATAATCAACCCAAGCCGGTACAAAGTGTAGTTGCAGGCATATTACTTCAACAAGGATTAAGTAGAGATCCCATACGTGGACCTATACGCAGTAACAGTCAGCGCGAAAGTCCAAGCACAGTATACGGTATTAGCACTCCAGGAAAACCAATCTATGCTGGAGGTCTTGATCCTAAAACCATAACTAAAAAATTAGAACAAGGCACAATCAAGCCACAAGATATAGTGGTAACTGGTCGTCAAGGCGGACATACCTTGGTCATGGACGATGGTGATTTAGCAGGGACAGATACATTAATTCGCATACGCACAGCCAAAGGTCATCAGATAACAATGAGCGACGACGGCAACTGTTTTTATATTTGTCATGCCAACGGCCAGAGCTGGGTTGAACTAGGACAAAATGGCACAATAGATTTGTTCAGCACCAACTCGGTCAATGTGCGCACACAAGGAACTATAAACTTGCATGCCGATAAAGATATCAACATGTATGCTGGTGGCAGTATCAAACTAAAAGCCGAGAATAGACTTAAACTAGAAGGCACCGCTGGATTATCCATGTATTCTGATCAAGCCTTGACATTGTACGGCAAAACCAAAGTTAGTGTACGAAGTGATGGTACATTGGCATTGCAAGGAAAATCCAGCAGTTGGAATGGTGGAGGCAGTCTAAACTTCAAAGCTTCGGTAATTAACCTAAATGGTGCAGCCACACAGCCGGCCAGCACTGTGTCCAGCATGTCTGGTTATAGATTACCTGACACTAAATTTATATCTGGTCAAGGGTGGATTAGTCAACCCGGTATACTTGAAACCATTGTTACACGGGCGCCCACGCATGAACCTTTTCCTGGTCACAACAGCGGAGTTAACACAACTACAAATCTAAATGACACAGCTACTGTCACTACAGCAGATACCGCTAACATTTCTGGACCTACTATACAAACTCAAGCCAACGACGCATATGCAATAACCAATACCGCGGCTGTGCAAAATCCTATTTCAGCAAGCGACTATGTAGCCGAACCACCTGCAGTTGTCACAGTACCAATAACAAAAACTTAATAATTATGACCACACTTACCCAAGGACAAGTCACGGCACTAACTGCTCAAGCAGCCAAAGCAGCCACATATCCGTCACTTGACAATGCTGGTGAATTATTACCAGACTGGTATATCAATGACAACGGCGTTGTGGTTTACGCTGGGACAGAGGTGGCCACCAGGGGAGTAGGCATATACGGTCAAACTCCATACAATTTAGTATTGGTTGGATTATTAAAATCTGCCGCACTGAGTCTAATAGTAAATCCCAGCATGACTCTTACAGTATTAAATACACCAGCGGCTTGGACTGGTGTATTCAATATCAATAGCCTAGCAGATTATTTAAATTCTCCTAGTGTACAAAACCAAGCTCAGTTGGCCTTATACGAAGGAGCTTATCAAGGCCTACTTGATGCTGGTGTTCTTACCGGTTCCGAGTCAGCAAGATATGTTGCCACTTTCCTACAACCTGCAGTTAGATACGGAGTTGACGATGTAGTTTCTTGGTTACAAGGATCATTGGACACAACGCTTGCATCGGCTGTGTTAATTGCTGCCCGCCAAGGCCAATATGCTATTGATTTTGTCAATACCTATGGCGCTGTGCTTAATGTAGCACCGGATCCAGGAGAAAATAACAACACTGTGATCAGAGATGAAATTGACCAAGCAGTAACAGATATCATTGGCGATCCTAAAATACCTGATATTGAATATGCCAACGTTGAAGCTATTGTAGCTGAAGCAATAGCCACTGCGGCCGCCACTGCTAATATTGGTAATATTCTTATATCTATTCCAGCGGCCACAAATGATGACGGAACTTTCCGTTTTGCACCAGGATCTTCTCAAGGTTAAATACTAAACTATGCCAACATTCATCGGATTTAATACACAAGATCAATACAAAAAGTTTACATTGTTAGATGCAGACTTGGTCAAACGCGACTTATTAAACGGCTTAAACATACGACAAGGACAACTACCAGGACGTCCACAATATGGTACAGCACTGTGGGATAATCTATTTGAAAGTCAAACAAATGAATTAGTTACATCCATAGAAAGAGAAATACAGCGAGTTGCTGGCTACGACCCACGTATACAAATAGCGGATGTAGAGGTTTTCCCACAAGAAAATGGAATATTAATTCAAATACAGTTGTACATAGTTCCTAGTACCGATGCGCAACAGTTGAGCATATTTTTTGATCAGCAACAGCGCCGAGCCAGTTATGTTTAACTGAGCCGTTTTTAGAATCCATAAATACAAGAACACAGGATCGTTATGGCTACAACTACAAGACAAACAGTAATTTTTGGTGTTGAAGATTGGAAAAGAATCTATCAAACTTACCAAGAGGCTGACTTTCAAAGTTACGATTTTGAAACTTTACGCAAGAGTTTTGTAGATTATTTGCGCTTGTATTATCCAGAAACTTTCAATGACTATATTGAAAGTTCAGAATTTATTGCCTTGTTAGATGTTATAGCCTTTATGGGGCAAAGTCTGGCATTCCGCACAGATTTAAACACACGTGAAAACTATATTGATTCAGCTGAGCGCCGAGATAGTGTGGTACGCCTGGCTAATTTAGTCAGTTATACTCCTAAACGTAACATTGCTGCATCAGGATATCTCAAAGTATTTTCAGTTCAAACTACAGAAAATGTAACAGATATCAATGGTATTGATCTTGCCAATGTCACAGTTAACTGGGCCGATCCTACAAATTTTAGTTGGCAAGAACAATTTACAGCAATTATAAACGCGGCCCTAATTGACAGTCAACGTATAGGTGTACCAGGTGCCAAGGCCACAATACTTGGAGTAGATACTCAAGAATACAGCATTAATCTAGTGCCAGGCTATTTGCCAGTGGTTCCATATACAGCCACAGTGGACGGTATCAGCATGCCATTTGAAGCAGTTACTTCTACAATAGTGGGGCAAAGTTATGTATATGAACCCGCACCTAGGCCTAATGGCGTGTTTAACGTATTGTTCCGTAATGATCAACTGGGATTTTCCAGCGCAAATACCGGATACTTTTTCTTTTTTAAACAAGGTGTATTGCAAAATCAAGACTTTAATCTAGCAGATCGCGTAAGCAATCGTACTGTGGACATCAACATCGAAGGCGTCAACAATGACGACCGTTGGTTATATCAGTTAGACAATGTTGGCAGCATTTCAAAAGAGTGGGAGTATGTGCCCAGTGTATATGGCGCCGCCGCAGAACAAACTGCTCCGGGCAGCAGACCTCTTTTCAGTACTACCAGCAGAACTGATGATCAGATTACTTTGAATTTTGGTGATGGAGTGTTTAGTGAGATTCCAGTGGGAACTTTCCGTTGTTATGTTCGCTCATCAAACGGGTTACAATATATTATTAACCCACAAGAAATGCAAAGCGTTTCAATTCCCATCAGCTATGTAAGTCGTACCGGACAATTGGAGACCATAACATTTAGTTGTGGAATTACTACGCCAGTATCAAATGCACAACCACGCGAAACTATCAATCAGATCAAAGCAAATGCTCCGGCCAGATTCTATACGCAAAATCGCATGGTCAATGGAGAAGACTATAATAATTTTCCATACACAGCCTACAACTCAATTTTAAAAAGCAAAGCACTAAATCGTGCCAGTATTGGAACCAGTCGCTATCTTGAATTGGTAGACAACACCGGAAAATATTCCAGTACCAACACATTCAGCAGCGATGGCGCCTTGTATCAGAGTTACAGTTTGCCGTCTTTTGAGTTTACTACTCAGACCACCAACGAAACCAACAGTATTATTACCAACCAGGTACGACCATTGTTGGGTGAAAGTCAAGCACAGCAATTTTATTATGCAAAATTTCCACGTGCCAGTCTAACTGCCCAGGTTATAACTTGGAGTCTCAGCACTACTCAAGCCGGAACCAGCACGGGTTATTTTGCAAATAGTTTGGGCAATCCTGTGCCAATCAACGGCACTTCCAGCAGCAATGCTCGGTATATTGTTGTAGGCAGTTTAGTAAAATTTGTAGCACCCACTGGTTATTATTTTGATGCCAACAATCGTTTACAAGTCGGTTCACCAACCCGTGCTGATGAAAAACTCACTATTTGGGCATCACCAACAGAAATTTATCTTGATGGTACCAATCAAGGCCTGGGCAATTTCCCCAGCGGGTTAGGCCCAGTTGTTTTAAACAGCTATATTCCTACTGGTGCTATAGCGGTACAAGTCATACCTATTTTTGTTACAGAATTATCAACCAGTTTACAAACCAATATGGCCGAACAGGTCAGACTCAAACGAAATTTTGGTATAGGATATGACAGCTTAGGAACAATTACCGGCACCGCCGGAACTTGGTATTTGATAACCTCTACAAATTTAAATGTTGATGCGCCTTGGAGTCAGGCGTATGCCGGTAATACATCAGGTGCTGGACTGGATGCTTCTTGGTTCGTTGAATTTGTATTCAACAACAATTTTTACACAGTCAGCTATCGAGCACTTGATTATTATTTTGGTAGTGTAGTACAAACTAGATTTTTCTTTACCACCGATCAATTGATATATGATAGTAGGACTGGAACTACCATTTCAGATTTTATTAATATATTAAAAACCAATAGTCAACCCAATTCAGCACTGCCATTGGGCAATGACATTGTGACTAAAATAGTAGGGCAACCTATACAAACTGATGGCCTTGTGGACGACTATCAAATTTTAGTTTCGTTCTCTGACAAAAACAACGATGGTGTACCATCTAATCCTGATTTCTTCCAAGAAATTGTTGGCACAATTCCAAACCCGCCTACAGCTAATAGTCCTTGGGTGTTCCTACAACAAATTGTAGACTTTAATAACCTACAAAGGTATGTATTAATTGATTCGGGCATAGTCAACAGTCTGTATGCCACAGAAACTGACATTTTATTGGTCATGGAAGAATATATAGCAGGACAAGTATTTTACGCCTACCAACAAGATACATTTTATGTATTACTCATTGACCTAACAACTGGAGTTAGAAGTTTACAGTCAACCCCTGAGTATATTGCGCAAAATGGACGTCAAAATCTATTCTTTCAATACAGACACAACAGTCCATTGAGTAATCGTATTGATCCAGGCACAACCAATATTATTGATGTGTACGTGGTTACCAATGAATATTATATTGCTTATCAAAATTACATACAAGATACAACCGGAACTGTAGCGGAACCCGTGGCACCTACCATTGATCAGTTGACTACTGCTTATGGTGGCCTGCAAGAATATAAGATGCTTTCCGACACATTGATTTTAAACAGTGTAGAATTTCAACCTTTGTTTGGCTCAAAAGCACTGCCTGAATTGCAAGCCACAATTAAGGTTATTCCAACTGCCAACAATGTGGCCAGCAACAGTGAAATTAAAAATCTTGTAGTGCAATATCTTAATCAATATTTTAGTTTAGATTTATGGAATTTTGGAGACACATTTTATTTTTCTGAGCTGTCAGGTTACTTGCACGACAAGTTAGCTGGAATAGTCAGCAGTGTGGTACTGGTTCCTCTTAATCAAAACAAATATTTTGGAAATTTATATGAAATACGTTGCGCACCCAACCAGATATTTGTCAATGGTGCCACAGTGGCCAATATTGAAGTTATCAGCGCATTGACCAGCACCAATCTACGTACTGCCCCGGGCAGCGGAGTAATTTAATGGCCCGCACAAGATCGGTAGATTTTTTACCAGAAATTTTTCAAACTTCTACCAATAAACAAGTTTTATCGGCCACACTGGATCAACTGATTCAAGAGCCACAACTTAAACAAATACAAGGATTTGTAGGACGTCGAGTTGGTCCCGGGGTTAATCCCAATGATCAGTATGTGGCTGAACAAACATCAACACGAGCCAACTATCAACTTGAGCCTGGAGTAGTAAAAGTTGACTCCATGGATAGTCACAAGGTTGTTGATGCCATAACCTATCCAGGTATCACCGATGCATTAGAATTGCAAGGTGGCATTACTACCAATGCCGACCGTCTCTATACCAGTGAGTACTATAGCTGGGATCCGTTTATTGACTTTGACAAATATGTAAACTACGCTCAATACTACTGGTTACCCGGCGGCCCTGATGCAGTAGATATTTTTAGTGGCGCGGTGCCAACTACTGACAACTTTGTGGTTACTAGAGCCAATGGTGTTTATACATTTGCTGGTGTTTCTGGTACAAATCCTACATTAACTCTAGTACGTGGTGGAAGTTATACATTCCAGGTAGCACAGAATACTGCCAACACTGTTGATTTCCGTGTGTCAAATCAAGGAACTAGTGCTTGGGTCATTGACTATGTAAACAATCCTACATTGACACTGGTGCGTGGTAATACCTATACGTTCACTATGGTACCTACTGCACCATTGCCGTTTTATATTAAAACGCAACAAACTCTGGGTATTAATAATCTTTATAACAATGGTGTAACCAACAATGGCTCGGCAGTTGGTACAATAACTTTTGTAGTTCCTCAAGATGCCCCGGACGTGTTGTATTACAACAACTCTACGCAAATGAACATGCAAGGGGTGTTTAATATTATTGATGCTACTCCGGGCACTGGGCCAGATTTTTGGATTCAAGTCACTCCTGGAGTAAATGGTCGTATACCCAGCACACCTAACATCAGCAGCCGACTTGGCCCAGTTAATGGAGTAACTGACAATGGTATTGACCTTGGCACAATAACTTTTGATGTTCCACTCAGCACTGCTCAAGATTTTTATTATGGCCTTCCTTATATTACATTTAATAATGGCCAGGTCGATCTTATCTGTAATTTGCAGTTTGATCAATTGAATAATATATCTGTGGAGCAGTTTTTAGCACAGTATCCTACTGGCATAGATGGTATTACTAATCTTAACGGACGCACACTGATCTTTACTGAAACCAACACAAATCCTGACAGTGGCGGCTGGCTGATTAACAGTCCCTATGATCCCTTGATAGAAGATCCCACCAACAACGGCTTGCCTGGGTCCTACGACAGTTTGGTCTATGATCAGACCACACCAATAACCAATGTCAATACACAACGCAGTGTATGGCAGGTTAACTACGGTGGCGACCCTACAGCAGGGCAATACATACAGTTGACCAGTGTTTATGAAATAACAGATTTACACAAATTTAATATACAATTTGGCACTGAATATTCCAATACCGGGTGGTATAAAGATTCCGATGGTGCATTCCAACAAATTCCATTGTTGGCGGCCACAAGAAATACATTGTTTTATCAAGACGGAGTTGACCCGGGCATTTTTGGTGAAATAAAACTCATTGATCAAAGCGCCGCTTCTACATTAGATATTGCCGATATCATTGGCAAGAAAAACTACACCAGCCCCAATGGGGTAGTGTTTACCAACGGTCTTAAAGTTGAATTTATTGGCGAAGTTACACCAGCCAGTTATCAACTCAACAGCTATTATGTAGAAGGAGTCGGCACAGCAATACAACTACTCCCAGTCACAGACTTTGTAACACCCGAGACTTATACACAAAGCTCGTCGGTTCCTTACGACAGCACACGGTATGATGTAGGCAACTACGATGAGAGTCTAAATCAACCAATCCAACCAAATTACCTCACAATTAATCGTGCCAGTCCAGATCTAAATGCCTGGACTCGTAGTAATCGGTGGTTTCATATCAGTGTAATTGAACAGTCGTCCTACTACAACAACAGTGTGTTGGCAGTGGACAACGCTGCTCGAGCACGTAGACCCATATTAGAATACCGTGCTGGAACTCGATTATTTAATTTTGGAACCAAAGGTAAACAACCAATAAACATTATTGATCTAACAACAACCGATGCCCTAAGTGAGGTCAATGGCTCCACTGGGTTTGGCATAGACGGGTATCAATTAATTTCAGGCAGTCGAGTGGTATTTGCTGTTGACACGGATCCTAATGTTCGAGCTCAGATATACGTGGTGGAATTTATTACCCCCGACACGGTTCCTCCACTGATAGCCGAACCTGTGATTAACTTGGTTCCAGCAACTGATGGCAATGTACTAGTTGACAATACTGTAGTTTGTCTTAGTGGCAATACTCTTCAAGGTGTGAGCTTTTGGTTTGATGGTGTAGATTGGATACAAGCTCAAGAAAAGACTACTCCAAACCAAGCTCCTTTGTTTGATGTGTACGATGCCAATGGCATAAGTTTTTCTAATCCAGTCGCATACCCTAGTAGTAATTTTAGAGGTTGTAAATTATTTTCTTATGCTACGTCTGACAACAGTAACGATCCAGTGTTGGGCTTTCCAATTAGATATTTAAGTTTGTCTAATATTGGAGATATTGTATTTGATAATAACTTATATACTGACACTTTTATCTACACGGTAGACAGCGTAAGTTACACCGAAAATGTCAGTATAGGTTCTGTACGCGAATATCAAGATCGAGTTGCGTATATCCGTGAGTTAGGATGGCAGACAGCCGTTGTTCCTAGTCGAGCACGTCAACAATTCCAATTTTTATACGACGGTATGCCATTGCAACTTGATGTTGCAGCCTTGACCAATAATGTAATACCCAGTGTCCAATTGTATGTAGGCAGTCAATTCCAAGACCCTTACAAATATTCTGTGGCTACCACAACAGACAGTACTACTATAACTTTTTCACAAGCAACCTATAATGATGGCACAGCATTTGCATTTGGAGATATCATTGAAGTAGATGTGCTCAGCGATCAAGCCAGCAAAGTAGGTTTTTATCAGGTTCCTATTAACCTTGAAAATAACCCACTTAATGTTAATAGTCCGTATTTTACTCTAGGCACGGCTAGATCACATTACGAATCAATTTGTCAAAATTTATTAGATCTTGAAGGACCAATCAACGGTAACAACAACACTCGAGACCTAGGTAATATTATACCTTACGGCACAAACGCTGTACAAAACAGTGCTCCAATGACTCTAGCTGGTTACTTTATGCGATCAGCTCAATATAATATTTTTGAGTCTTTATCTTATAACAGTCGTGAGTATGAGCAATACAAGGCGCAATTATTAAGCGCCGCAGTGACCAACGATTATACCAATTACACTGTACCAGACATGCTGACTGCAATTGTAACATATCTAGTTGCTGGTCGCACTACCAATAATCCGTTTTACTGGTCTGACATGTTGCCGGCCAACCCAGTGAATACAACAAGTACAACAACGTACACGGCCATATCCACGCCTACCTTTAATCTCAACACAACTTATAACTTTACTAGTTCAAACTATCAAAGTGTGTTGGTGTATGTGAATGACGTAATTTTACAGTCAGGTTACGACTACGTGGTCAGCGCCGAAGGTCCTACCTTAACTATAACTATACCGCTCAGCGTAGGCGATGTAATAACCATAAAAGAGTATGCCACTACTTACGGCACCTTTGTGCCTAACACTCCTACCAAGTTGGGGTTGTATCCAGCATTCCAACCCAAAATTTATTATGACACAACCTATATTACTCCTTCATTGGTAATACAAGGGCACGATGGCAGCAAGACAATTGCATTTGGTGACTTTAGAGATCAGTTGTTATTGGAATTTGAAACCAGAATTTTTAATAACTTAAAAATTAAATCAGAAGTGCCACTGACAGTGGCCGATGTTACTCCAGGACAGTTCCGTACTACAGATTATAGTCTCAGTGAAATAAATCAAATTTTAGCGCCTAGCTTCTTAAGCTGGCTTGGCTGGAACAAATTAACTTATGCTGAACAAAATTATATTCCTACAAATCAATTTACTTGGAATTATAACGCCAGTGGTAACCGGATCACCAGCACCAACGAATTAACTGAAAAAGCACTTCCGGTTGGAGCTTGGCGTGGAATCTATCAATATTTTTACGATACTCCAACCCCACAAACTACGCCATGGGAGATGTTGGGCTTTAGCCAACGTCCAACGTGGTGGGAAAGTGTTTATGGCCCAGCACCTTATACTTCTGGTAACTTAGTACTATGGGAAGACTTAGCCGCAGGCAAAGTAGCAGATCCTGCTGGAACATATTATCTGCCCAAGTATGCAAGACCGGGACTGACACAAGTGATACCAGTTGACAGCGAAGGACAGTTATTAAGTCCGTTTGTCAGTGTTGTAGGCCTATATGATTCTAGCCAATTCCAAAAGAGCTGGGTATTTGGCGACGAAGGACCAGTAGAATACAGTTGGCGTACCAGCTCAACCTATCCATTTGCAGTCATGCGCTTGTTGGCATTGACCAGGCCTGCAGAATTTTTTAGTCTATTTGCTGATAGAGATCTTTACAAGTATAATACTGAGTTTGAACAGTACTTGTACAATAATCGGTACAGACTAGATGCCAATGGTTTAGAAATTTATGGCAACGGTGTCAGCAAGGCCAGCTTTATTGACTGGATTGTTGATTATAATCAGCAAGCGGGAATTAATTCAACCAATCAATTGACCGAAGATCTTGGGTTGCTTGATGTAAGATTGTGCTACAGACTGGGTACGTTTACTGATAAACAATATCTTAATATCTATGCAGAAAAGTCCAGTCCTGATAGTACCAACAGTAGTTTGTTAATTCCTGACAACAGTTATAATTTATTGGTCTATAAAAATCAACCATTTAACCAAGTATTGTACAGCTCAGTTATTATACAAATAGTCAACGGTGGCTACTCGGTCACTGGTTACAGTCTGACCAATCCATATTTTGAAATACTGGCCAGTCGCACCACAGGTCCAACAAAAGTTATTTCAGCTGGCGGGTCGACAGTCACAGTGCCAACCACGTATTATCAAAATGTAATACAAGTGCCATATGGGTATACATTTACTAATTTAACTGTGGTGGCTGACTTCTTGTTGAGTTATGGCGCATTGTTGGAAAGTCAAGGACTAGTATTTGATTTTAGAGAAAACGGCCGTACTTTGAACTGGGACCAAATGGTACAAGAATTCTTGTATTGGGCCAACCAAGGATGGACTGTGGGCAGTGTAATTAATTTAAATCCCACAGCTCAACAACTAACAGTGATTACTCCAGAAGCAGTGATTGATTCTGTTGTGGCACAAACACCAGAAAATTTAATACTGGATCAAAATAGAACTACAATTCCAGCTAGAGATCTTGTAATTGATCGTTATGAAAACACATTCCAGGTAAACAGTTTAACTACACAAACTGTGAGCTATATTGCCCTGAAATATACCAATTATGAAAGTCTAGTAGTGTTAGATAATGTCAGTGTATTCAATGACTTGATATATGATCCAGCCACCGGTGCCAGACAAAGTCGCGTAAACGTTACAGCATCAGTCAGCGCAGAGTGGAACGGTCAGTTAGACGCACAAGGATTTATATACAATGATGACCGTACAGTAAAACAATGGGAACCACTGAAAAAGTATACCAAAGGTGAAATTGTTATCTACAAAAATAATTATTGGTCCGCAGTTAATATAGTACAACCGTCGGCACAATGGAATCAGGCTGATTGGTTGCAAAGCAACTATACCAAAATACAACGTGGTATGTTGCAAAATATTTCTTTGCAGGCTGATCAATTGGCCACCAGTTATGATGTTAACCAAGCCAATTTAGAGCTTGAGCAGGATTTATTTGCCTTTGGACTGATTGGTTTCCGTCCACGACAATACATGGTTGATTTAGAACTGGATGACATTAGCCAAGTTAGTCTATATCAACAGTTTATCAAAGACAAAGGTACTCTTAACAGTGTACAGTTGTTGACCAACGCAAATTTAAACAAAGAAACAGCACAATATCAAATATTTGAAAATTGGGCCATCTTGCGTGGAATATATGGTGCCAATGCCAACCGCAGATTTATTGAGATGCGTCTTAATGAAGCGTTGTTGGTATCGAACCCTAGCACAGTGCAGATAATTGAACCTCAGCAAACAAGCATAGCCGATCAAACCATATTGTACAATAACTTGTGGCGTGAGAGTTATAACATAACCAGTGCAGAAATTTTCCCAACCTTTATAGCACCAATTACAGACACTGCCTTGCCCAGTGCAGGTTATGTAAATTTAAATGATGTAGACATAACAGTATTTGATCTTGAAGGTCAGTTGGGACTGGCCACTGGTGTGTTGAACACAGTCGGTATCGGCACAACTATTTGGGCTGCCAAGAGCAATACCTACGATTGGAACATATATAGAAGTACCAAAGTACCGGGCTACGTCAGCTCAGCAACTCCCAATCTCAATGGCACCACAGTTATAACATTTACACAGCCTCCTGGACTGACAATTGGAGATGTGGTCATACTGAGATTTGTAGATACCACAGTAGATGGCGTATATCGTGTACTAGCTAGACCAACGTTGACATCAATCGCAGTTGAACTGACAATATCAAACACCATCACCGGTGCCGGTATAGCATTTAGTTTACAAACCATGCGTGTCAGCCAGGCCAGCGATGTATTAAATTTACCATATGTAAATGATTTATTACCGGGCGCTATGGCTTGGGTCGACAACGACGGAACTGGCCATTGGGAAGTTTTAATGAAGACCGATCCGTTTGTAGAGTCTCAACTGCTGGTTCCAGTAATTCCAGAATCCAATTCTGGGTATGGCTCTAGTATCGCTCAAGGATATCAAAACATCATGGCCATGGTTGGCGCACCAACCTATGGCACAGATGGCGCAATCTATACCTACCTTAAAGACGCTACTGCTAACTACGCAGAAAATACCATACTGTTATTAAACGCCACTGGCACACAAGGCTATGGCAATGCTGTACAGATAGGATATCAAAATTGGGCCATTGCTGGAGCCAGTCTCAGCAATAACAATCAAGGATATGCTGTAGTCATATATCGAGGCACCGGCAGTTCAGCATTTGAGCAAGCACAATTGTTGGTAGCGCCAGACTTAGATTTTGACAATGCTGAATTTGGCCACAGTGTAACTATAAGTCAAGACGAACGCTGGATGTATGTATCAGCACCAGGAAAAAATAAAGTTTATGCCTATGGACGTGTAGACCAACCATATCAATCAGCAACATTTATTACCCCAGGAACTTATCAAGTTTATAACGTTGGTGGTATGTTGGAATTTAATGACGAAAATCAATTGGCAGTGGTATTAAACAACGAACTGTTGACCCTTGGAGTTGATTATACTGTGGCAGGTACCGTGGTTAATTTGACCACAGTACCGATTCAGGGCGAAAAGTTAATTATAACTCGAAAAGTTGAACATGCTATTATAGGCGATGGCAGCACTGAGGTATACCCGCTTGACCCATATCTGTACACCGCAACCAATATCTACAGTTTTTCAGTCTATGTGGATGACATAATACAAGTTCCTGAAATTGATTACGATTTCAATAGTGACAGTGCATTGTTCAATTCAGATCTTGTGTTTACCACTGCTCCAGCAGATGGCGCACTGATTAATGTGGTGGCTCGTACATACTGGCAATATATTGATTCAATCACAGTGCCTGGCCTGAGTGCAGATGCAAACTTTGGTTCAGATATTCACACTGCCACAGATGGCCGCCAGGTGCTGATTGGAGCCAGCTATGATTCTTCCAACACTGTTCCACATTGTGGGGCTGTGTATGCGTTTGACCGCAGCGTGACACGTTACATTATCGATGATACAGCACAACTCAGTTATGCGTTGCCAGCAGGTTTCCAAGATCCAGTGGCAGTAATTTTAAACAGTCAATATTTGACCAACAGTGCCCAATTTATTGATGGTGGATTTTCTGTAGTTGGCAACGATGTAGTGTTGAATGTTACATTGAGCGTAGGGGATATCCTAGAACTTGAAAGCAATATCTTTACTCAAATGCAAAAGATTACTCCAGCTGTGCCATATGACGAATCTCAATTTGGTGCTGCTGTTGATTTGTGTCCAAACAACTGTAGCATTTACATAGGTGCACCGGTTGACGGAACAGTCATAGCTGGAGCAGGATCAGTACAACGAAATGTTAACCAAGCTCGTGTGTATGGAACTATCACATCCACAAACATAAACCCTACACTAACTCCGGGCAATACCATACGTATTAACAATACCCCTGTTGCAGTAACAACTCCAACCACATGGGTAATTGGATTAACCTATGCACCAGGATCATTTGTAATTAACAGTGGTTCTATCTATCGAGCCGTGGCTGCAGTTCCAGCAAACACATTGCTCTCAAATACAGAATATTGGACATTATCTAATTGGGCAGCGTACTACGCAAACGACATTGTTTCTGCTGGGATACCTAATGTCACAGCCAGTTCAGCCAACGGATTGTTAACTATTAGTGTAGTCAACACAGCAGCCGCTGACGAATTCAGCAGATTAACAGTATTGCCAGGCATCAGTGGAACAGCATTTGCAGATCTTGGATTTGTATCCTATGCGTTTACGCAAACCATAACAAGTCCAAACCCCACAGTCAGTGCCAATTTTGGCGCGGCATTAAATATCGACAGTTCAGCCACAGTGCTAGTGGTTGGTGCACCACGTGGAGATCTATTCGAAGGGGAAGTGTTTGATGGTGGAAAAACATATTTTGATGATCGTAGCACCACATTCTTTAGCTATGTTCTGCAGAGCGGTGTAGTTTATACATTTGATTATTTGTCTAGCGCCACTGACACTGTAACAAATCCAGGCAAGTTTGTTTTTGGACAACAGGTGTACGATACTGATATACGATCCTTAGACCAATGGGGCACCGCGGTCAATTATACAAATGGAAAATTGTTAATAGGCAGCCCCGGTAGCGATCTTGGCGATAGTTCAGTTAACTATGGCCGAGTAAAAGAGTTTGATAATTTAACTCTGTTACCAGCTTGGCAAATTGTACATAGACAACAGCCGGTGGTGGATGTCCACTTGTTAAACGGTGCATACATGTATAACAAGTTAGAAAACTCAGAAACCTATTTCTTTGATTATATTGATCCATTACAAGGCAAGATACTGGGTGTTGCTAGACAAAATATCAACTTTATTGGTGCAGTAGACCCAGCCAAATATAATTCTGGGCCTACCAATAACAACGGCAACTTCTGGGGGGCTGACAGAGTAGGAGAAATATGGTGGGATACCACCGGCGCAAGATTTATTGATCCTAACCAAGATGATATTGTATACGCTAGCCGTCGCTGGGGTCAGTTATTCCCTGGCAGCACTGTGGATGTTTATCAATGGATCTCTAGTGCTGTTCCACCAGCTGAATACACAGGCGAAGGGCAACCTTTGGATACGGTCAGCTACACAGTTAGAGCTCAACTAAACACATTTGGCACATTTGAAACAATTTATTATTTCTGGGTCACAGGGCTTACCAGTATAAACACCACTGCAGGTAAAACTCTCAGTACCACAGCAATTGCTAGTTATATTGAAGATCCGCGAAGCAGCGGGATACCTTATATTGCCGCACTTGATGCCAGCACAGTGGCAATCTACAATGGATCGCAATATCTGTCGGCCAGCGATACTATATTACATGTGGATTTTTCACAGATACTGTCCGACAACAATGTACATACCGAGTTCCAACTCATTGCCGACGGCAATCCAAAAAGTTTCCTAGCAGGTAATCTTTATCAGAAACTACAAGACAGTTTCTGTGGATACAACGTAACAGGTTTCCAAGTACCAGATCCATTCTTGAGTCCACCTGAGCGGTACGGTGTTCAGTTTAGTCCAAGACAAAGTATGTTTGTTAGTCGCTTCTTGGCGCTAGAAAATTATCTAACACGAGCCAACGCAATATTGAAATATTTGCCTATAGCGGAATTGCGTAGATTTGTGTTGTTAAATTCCAGTGAACCAGTGCCTGCACCTGGCAGCGAAGCTTATAACAAAGTGTTGGATACTGTAGAACAGTTGAGTTATCAAGATCTTGCTCGAGTTCCATTGGGTTACAATTACTTAATACTGTCTGACAGTACTTACAGCGGAGCCTGGACCATATACACTGTTGTATTAGATTCTGCCCTACCTACTGCTCCAAAAGTTACACAATTGTCACGGATCCAGAATTTTAATACAAAAAACTATTGGACATACATTGACTGGTACCAATTGGGCTATAATTCTTCAACGATTCCAGTCGCCCAAGTTCCAAATTATGCCAGCCTAGCAACACTTACAGTGGCAGTGGGCAGCAGTGTTGAGGTCACAGCAAACGCACAAAACAAATGGGAGATTTATCTTAAAACCAATACTGGTTGGGACCGAGTAGGCCTCCAAGATGGTACTATTGCATTTGATCAATCGCTATGGGACTATTCTATTGGACGCTTTGGGTTTGATATCGAAGTGTTTGATGCACAATTTTATGATCAAGAACCAGTAATAGAAACACGCAACATTATACAAGCCATCAATGACGAATTGTTTACGGATGATCTGAGCATTTTCCGAAATCAACTGTTGACTTTGATGTTCCAATTTATTTTGTCAGAAGAACAAGCTCCAGACTGGTTGACCAAGACCAGCCTGATTGACGTCCGTCACGACCTACGTGAACTGGTTCCGTTCCAGACATATCGTCAAGACAATCAAACATTTGTTTCCGATTATCTTCAAGAGGTTAAACCATACCATGTGCAGGTTAAAGATTTTAATTTGGTTTACAATGGATTAGATGAATATCCTGGCACGTTGACTGACTTTGACTGCCCTAGTTATTATGATACTGCTTTACAATCGCCGCAGTATGTTAGTCCAATCCTGTTGCCTTATACACAGAGTACTGCCACAGGAACAGGAACAGCCAGCGATATTTCCGACACTGAATCTAATGCAGAAATTTGGGCAGTGACACCCTGGAGTGATTGGTTTGATAATTATTTGTTAAGTTTGCAATCAATTGATATGTCTGCGGTGGGGTCCGGCTATACATCTCCGCCTACAGTGACCATTGGCACTGAATGGCAAGCCAATACTGCGTACACAATTGGACAACAAATATTTTATGGAACTAACCTGTATTCAGTAACTGTAGCAGGAACATCGGGCTCCGACGCACCAACATTTACCACCGGTAGTCTAGTCAACGGAACAGCTACTTTAACATATGTAGGAACAGCGGCTACAGGAGTAGCCGTGATTAATTCTCAACTGCAAGTGGTTGCAGTCAATATTGTTGAAGCCGGGTCCGGATATACTACTACACCCGTGGTGATATTGACCAGTGACAGCGGCTCCGGTGCCCGTGCCTATGCGTACATGGGCAATGATCTTGTGCGTAATTTCAACATGACTATCAAATATGACCGTTATGAATACACAAGTACCATTGCTGACTGGAGTTATCTAGTAGAAAATTATCCTGTAAACACTCAGGTTCGTTACATAGACAGGGTTTGGCAAGCAATCAGCACCATAAACAATACGCCAATCATAGTTTCCGCTGTAGGAACAGCTGGAGAATACACTTTAACTTTATCATCGTCTGCTGGATTAGGAACAGGATTGATTGTTACAGGGTTAGGAATTCCTCCTGGTACAATTATTACTCAATATAGTTCTGGCAGTAATACCATAGAAATTAGCCAAGCATTGTTAGTCACAATTAATTCTGAACTGGTAAATTTTTACGATCCATTTATATTTGAACAATGGGATAGCGTGGCGGCCAGTTCGCTTAGTGGTATCAACCGTACACAAGGTTTCTACATGCCAACTGTTAATCAGCCAGGCCGCAGTTTACCACTGTTAATAGATGGCCTTGACTATCCTGGTGTACAAGTGTATGCATTAGATTTTTCATACAACACTGGGTACGATGTAGGCAATTATGATATCAATCCATTTGACAATATTAGCTACAGCCCAGAAGGTATTGTAACCTATGATCCAGCCCTGTTAGATGCCCAGTATTCAAGTGCATATGTAGATCCGTTCCTGGGCACAAGACCCACAGATATCAATGTTGATGGTGGTGGCTATATAGACATATTCAGCAGTTATGCTCCAGAAGAGTTGGTCCCTGGAAGTGAATTTGATACCTTGGATTTCCGAGTATATACTGCACCTGGATCGGACTATGACGGACTTGGGCATGGATTCCCGGCAGCATCGGTACGTTATACCTATGATCCTACAAACCCTGTACTGAGTTTTGCTGGACTATTACAAAATCCATTTACAGTGGTTGTGTTTAATGCAACACTAGGGCTGGCCATTGAAGCAGTCAACTATGACTGGGTCAATTATGAAGTCACAGTGGGACTCACTGAAACCGCAGGAGATGTGTTGGACCTTTATGTAACTGGTGTTGGTGGCGGAAATCAACTATATCTCAATACCTATTTGGGCAGCGACGTGGGCAATGAACTTACAGTTCCAATCTCAGTAGAGATTATTTCAGAATTCCTGATCTACAATGGTGAGGTTATGTTGGTCGAAGGAGTTGATTACACCTACGCTGCCACTGGCAATCAATCAACTATGGTTACTTTTGTTGACACCTATGGCGCCACCGATCGTATTAATCTAGCAGTGTTTGGTTACGCATCAACAGGTACAACTACCAGTTGGAGTTTACCTGTATTTGAAACCATTGTGTCCAACGGCAATGATACTTATGATTTAACCAGTAGTTTCCAAGGAACTAATCAGGTCAATATTATTGTTACTGTAAATGGCGCAAGACTCCGACCTTATCAAGGTGTGTCTGCTGTGGGTGATGGAAGTACTACTACATTTGAATTGCCCAACAATAATGGATATGATCCTATGCTCATGTCAGACAACGACGTAATAGTTTATGTTGATAATGTGAAGGCCATACAAGGCAGCACATATGTAATTAACCCAGACGATAGCTCAGTACCTCGTACCATAACATTTGCCGAAGCCCCAGTTGATGGCGCTGACATATTAATGTCGGTTGCCACCAATTCAGAATATCGAGTATACAATAATGCGTTGACATTCTTATCTGGACACGTTCCAGTTGTGGGGGATATCATTGATGTAATAACTTGGAACGATACTTCAGAACAAGGATTAGAAACACAAGTATTTGTTGGCCCAAGTGTTGACAATAATAATACGTTTGATCTTGGTCGCATTGTTGCTAACCCAGAAAGATTACTAGTAGCGTTAGATCCAGATGGAATATTAGGCGGCCGTTGGTTGTTTAATGGACTTGATTACCTTGTCGAAGGAACCAAGATAACACTGAGTGGACCCACTATTGATTCTAACGCTGTTTTAGCCGTTACCCTTTTCACTAACAGTGTAGTTCCTAGCCCAATGACTTTCCGCATATTCCAAGACATGCGTGGAGTGCAGGCCACTTATCGTATTACACCGTCAAGCACAACTGAATTAGCAACCGCAGTCAACAACACCGACGACATTATCTATGTAACCGATGCTTCTGCACTAAGCGAACCAAATTTTGCCGCAGATTTTAATATTAATTTTGTATATAGCACAGGTGATGTGGTCATGTATAATGGTCTTTTCTATCAGGCTATTGGCCCAACTACTGGAAATTTACCAACCGATACTGCCTATTGGTCCCCAACAACCGGTGCAGCCAACACCTGGGGTGTGCTTACTATTGATGCTGAGCGCATTATGTATCGTCATCGCGACACTGTTGCTAACACAGTCAGCGGACTGTTGCGAGGCACCGCAGGAACAGCCATCACTTCTCATGCAGTCGATGCCTATGTATATGACATGGGACGTGGCAATTTAATGCCCGAGACTTGCCAAAATTACATAGTGTCCAATGTGACCTATCCGTTAATATCTGGAGAAAATCTTGGCGATGGCTCCACAACAGAATTCATAGCCGATATTGATATTTCACAGGAAGACAGCACCATACGCGATGAAACCGTTGAAGTATACATAGGTGGCGAACGCATACAGGATGGATACACTATAACCAATCCAGATCCTGTAACTGTGTTATTTGATACGCCACCACCAGCAGGTGTAGAAGTTACTATTTTAGTGCGTCGAGCACACAGTTGGTACAACACAGCAACTCCAGCATTGCCACTGGTTGAAACCGATACTATTTGTGCAAGGTTTTTACGAGGCCAATAATCCAAGGTAAATAATATACATGGAAAAAAATACTCAACAACCTGCACAAATTAAACCTGTTGCTAAACCCAAACGGCCCAACGAAACGGGCGCTATTTCGGTTGAAGGTTTTTTAAAAATATTTGATCCTAAAACTAAAGAGACATTTGTGGAGAAACGAGCATGATTCAACCAGGCCTGGCAAAAATTGAAGGGTTTGTCAAGATCACTGATCCTAATTCAGGTGAGGTGTTAGTAGACAAAAAGAATGCAATTCATTATGAAAATATCAGTATTGCCATGGCACGTACTTTGAGCAATCGCACAAGTGCGCAAGGCGGCGGCTGGATATATGAAATGGCATTTGGCAACGGTGGTAGCAGTGTGGACCCAACTGGTGTTATCACATATTTGCCACCTAACATTACTGGGCAAAATGCAGATTTATACAACGAAACCTATGCCAAAGTAGTGGACGATAACAGTGCAGACGATACAGATACTGCCAACAATTACATGACTGTGGTACATACCACCGGTAGACCTTATACAGATATTATCGTGACTTGTTTGCTAGATTATGGCGAACCGCCTGGACAGCAAGCATTTGACAACAGTACCAACTTCAACGGAGAATATGTATTTGACGAGCTAGGGCTTAAATCCTGGGCTGGCAGCGCAACAGAGTTGTTGTTGATTACCCATGTGATTTTTCATCCGGTACAAAAAAGTTTGAACCGGCAAATACAGATAGAATATACCTTACGTATTCAGACTCTTACTAACCTAAGTGCTGTATAAATATAAGTATATTAACATGCATAAATAAGAACAGGACGGAGTAAACAAGAATGTCATATACAATTAATTTAACTGATGGATCAGTATTAACTACCATTGCTGATGGTACCCTCAATACTACCGCTAGTAGCATGGCCTTACCTGGCAAAAACTACGCTGGTTATGGTATATATTTGGATGAAAATTTTGTCCACTTGTTAGAAAATAGCTCTTTTACTTCACCACCTACTACTCCGTTGATTGGTCAATTATGGTGGGATTCTGGCGCCACCACTATGAATGTATGGAATGGAACTGTTTGGAAAACCATTAGTTCAGCCACATCCAGCGCATCAGCACCTACATCAAACGTAGCCGGTGATTTATGGTACGACACTGTTAATCAACAGTTGAATGTTTACTCGGGCACTACTTGGATTCTAGTGGGACCAGCATTTACTTCCGCACAAGGAACCACTGGTGCGATTCCAGCCACAGTGACTGACAGTTCTGCAGTTGCACATACCATTTTACAACTTTATGTAGGTGGCATTTTGTTAGGTATCATGAGCAAAGATACCACTGCATTTACGCCTAGTCCAGCTATATCTGGATTTGCCACTATTAAACCAGGACTACAACTTAGTTCAGTCAGTGCCGCTTACTTGTTCCAAGGATTGATCACCAATGCCGAACAGCTTAACGGACTTTCATCCACGTCGTTTATGCGAGCAGATGCAGCTGCAACAACCACTGGCAAGATAACTACAACCAATAATCAAGGTTTATCTATCGGCTCCAATAATGATTTCACTGTGGCAATTGCAGGATCTGATGTAGTCTTGACCAACAACGATTCTAATGGCAACATAAACTTTGGTGCCAACATTGCCGGCACACCTACCACTGTGATGACCATCAATGGATCCACTGGTGTTATTAGTGGTACGCAGATTGATGCCAACTACGCTGACTTGGCAGAACGCTTTGAAGCTGATGCAGAATTGGCTCCTGGAACCGTGGTCGAACTGGGCGGAATCAATGAAATTACTCAAGTTACTAGTGATCTGAGCGAAAATGTGTTTGGGGTCATAAGTACTAGGGCAGCATATATGATGAACAGTCGAGCTGGTACAAATGCTACACATCCCCCAGTTGCAATGACTGGACGAGTACCGGTTAGAACTATTGGGCAAGTGCGCAAAGGCGAGAGATTGGTTAGTGCAGGAAACGGGCTGGCAAGAGCAGCACAAGCTGGCGAAGCCACAGCATTTAATGTAATCGGTCGTGCGTTAAAAGACAAGCTAGACGACAGTGAAGGCACTGTTGAAGCGATTGTAACAATTAAATAAAGAAGTAGTAAGGTTAAAATCACCCAGCGGCAAAAACCGCGTTGAAATTGATCAACTAATACAAAGGGAATTAAAATAAAATGACTTATTCAGTAGGCGGATTAATACAAGCAACAGACTACAATGGGTTTGTTAGTACTACAAACGCAGCAAACGTCAACGCAGTTTGGAACTCAACTTATGGGCAAACAGCACTGGCAACCGCAAACGTTGGAGCGACAGTGACCGCCACACAATGGGCATCACTAAACAATACACTAACATCTATTGGCAATCATCAGTCCACTGCACTAACAAGTAGAACCAGCCCAGTGGCCGGTAATACTATTGTTATTTTAAATAACCTTGGCACAGACCTTACCACAGTTAACACCAACAAATATTCAGCGTATGCGTCGGGATCACAGTACACAGCATGGACTGGTACTGCTAGTATCACTAGTGCAACCGGACATACCAACACCGCGTGGACACTGACATTTACTGATACTGTGACATTTGCCAATGCCACAGCGGCCACCAACTTCTGGGGCGCAGGCGGCTATATGAAAATACAGTTTAGCAAAACCAGTACCGGAACAGATGCAGACCCAGACTGGAATAACTTTATTACCAATGTGTGCGGCACAGTGTATTTTACATCAGATGCGTCAAGCAAGGTTATCGCCAACGTTACCTATTTAGGCACCAAGGTGGTTGGCGGGTCAGGAACTCCTACTACAGTGGGCACAGCAATTGGGTGGAACCAGTTGACCGGGTCCCCACAGACCATTTATCAACAGTTTGATACTGGGTATACTTATACTGGTGACTATGTGCAAGTTACAGCAACAAAAACATCAGCAACTGTGTTGACCTTAGTCACCACTTGGTTCTCTGCTGCTCGTGCAACATCCGGATCAAGCCGATATATATCAGGCGGAACTGCCACCTCTGGTATTACATTTGGAACAGCACCAACTACAGTGGTCACATACTTCCCACCAGAATCAACATATCTAACTAATACCTGGGGAACACCCACAGTGGCCAGCACCGCCAGCGGTCCTGGTTATTAATTAAAAACTCAGTCTTACCAAAAGGGGCTTTGGCCCCTTTACCTTATCTGCTTTTTGTAGTATAATAAACCTATGGATACCAACGAACTTATTTCCCACAGCCGTGCCCGCTTTGATCATCATCAGGCCCGTATTGTGCTCAAAGAAAAATATCAGGCCAAAATGACCTTTGCCTATGGCGGAGGCATGTGGCGAGCAGGACCCGATCTTATTAACTTGTTAACTACATCATTAGAACACGGGCAACAAGGATTGGTATTGCTTGATCTATATGATACCCCAGTTATGGTTGATTACAAAGAACTATTAAAACTAGCACAACAACGCTGGCAAGAGCAAATGAATGCCTGGTTGGTAGAATATGAAGAACTGAATCGTAACAGATGACACAAGGAGTTCTTTTATTTGCATATAACAATGAGCACATTGACTATTTGGCCATGGCCGCATGGTCAGCTCAAAACATACGTAGACACTTAAATTTACCAGTGTGTGTGGTTACTGATACACCAGACATTCCAGAATCATATCGATTTGATCAAGTAGTGCGTGTAGCGTTACCAGAAGAAGAACAAAAACGATATTTTAAAGATTACAAAGATGTCGGCGCCTGGCACAATAAAAATCGATCTAATGCGTATGAGTTGAGCCCATGGGATCACACCCTGGTGTTGGATGTTGATTTTGTAGTAGCATCCGATCAACTAACACGGTTGTTTGATATTGATCAAGATTTTCTTGCACATCGGTGGGCGTATGATGTTTCTGGATTTTCGGCATTTCAAGACAACAACTGGTTTGGCACATACAAGATGCCAATGAGTTGGGCAACCATTATGTGTTTTCGTCGTAGTAAGAAAGCAGAATTAATTTTCAATAGTATGCAAATGATTCGCGACAACTGGCTACATTACCGACAACTATATCAGGTCAGTGAACATACTTTTCGCAATGATTATGCCTTAAGCATAGCAATGAACCTAGTAGATGGTCATACTCTCAGCACACCATCAATACCTTGGCAGTTGGCTTCGGTTACTCCTGAAACCAAATTGACACAGGTTGATCCAGATACATATAAAATACAATATGAATCAACTAATTCTAAACCAAAATGGATGTTACTACAACAGGATTTTCATGCCATGGGTAAACAAGCACTAGGAGAAATTGTTGCCAATCCTTGCTGAACGCGGTTATCTTATTCCGGCCATTGATACTGACTCTGTGGACTACTTGAGTTGTGCTCGACAATTAGCTAGATCAATTCGACAGTGGCATCCAGATGCCAACATCTCTGCAATAACAGTTAAACGATGTGATGATCCAGTATTTGATCATGTGATTCCGTTGCCCCACGGTGACCTAGGCGGCTTTGCTAATGATTGGCAATGCTTTTCTGCCAGTCCGTACCGACAAACTATTAAACTAGAAGCCGACATGTATGCGGCCACACCAATTGATCATTGGTGGACACTATTTGAAAAGCGCGACGTGGTTATAAGCCAAGGATGTAAAGGCCTATACAATGAGCCCAGCAACAACAGAACTTATCGCAGATTGTTTGATGAGAATTGTTTGCCTGATTTATATAATGCTATTACATATTGGCGCCTAAGTTCTACTGCTAAAGAATTTTTTGAATTGGTTAGATCAATATTTGAAAACTGGGATCAATTTAAAACCATGCTTAAATTTCCGGACGAATCGGCTACAACGGATGTTGTATATGCCATGGCCGCAGTGATCATGGGCGTAGAAACAGTTACCTTGCCGCCTGCAGTTGGTCCACAAATTACACATATGAAACGTGGAATCATTCCAACTATAACTGACGATTGGACCAATGAGTTGGTTTGGGAAACAACTGATCCTGGACTCAGAATACATACAGTAGCACAATCAGGATTTGTTCATTATCACATTAAAGATTGGAGAATTGCATGAGTAAAGACGAAGACAAAATTAAACACAGCAAGCGGTTGCTAAAAGATGATAACGCTATTAAAAAACAAATTAAAATTGCCAAATCACATGGTCTACCCGTAGAAAATCCACATGGGTTTGCCAAGCATCATGTTATGGATTGCGGACAACCTGGGTGCGTGGTGTGTGGTAATCGTCGCAAAGTTTGGGGAGAAAAAACTGTGCAAGAACAAAAGTTTGACAAACAATACAAAGCAGATCAACGTGCCAGCGATGACAACGCCAATGACTGAAGAAGAATTTTTTAGTATATGGCAAAACCAAGTATTAGACGTACACGGTGATCCGGAGTATCGATTATATTATGATGACAATGGTTTTCCACTATTTTATAGTATGGAACAGTTGCCAGGTAATTACATAGTCGTTGATCAAGATACATACCTTAGTGGCGCTAAACACATTAGGGTAATCAATGGAAAAATAGTAGTATACCAAACAACCTTTGCTAAAAAATTAGTACCATCTACTAACGGTGTTGCTTGCGCCGTCAATGATGTTTGTGTAGTCGTGGCCAAAGATCAACCGCATGTTGCATGGTGTTTAAAAAAACAGGAACTAGAAGATGAAACAAATTGATATAGCAGATTTAGATTGCATTTACTTGACCTATGACGAACCACAAAAAGAAGAGTTTTGGGTTCGGATACGCAACATGATTCCTTGGGCCAAACGAGTTGACGGAGTCAAAGGATCAGATGCTGCACACAAGGCCGCTGCCGCTGTCAGTGACACTGAACGCTTTGTCCTAATCGACGGCGATAACATGCCGGATCCTAAATTTTTTAATCTCACAATGGAATTTCCAGACGGCGAATGGGAAAATGCTGTGTTCCGTTGGAGAGCTCGAAATCACATCAACGGACTGATGTACGGCAATGGTGGACTAAGCTCGTGGACTAGGGCCTTTGTTAACAGTATGAAAACCCACGAAGCAACTACAGGCACAGCAGAAACTGAAGTAGAGTTTTGTTTTGATCCATTGTACTGGCCAATGTATGACTGCTATTCAACAACCTATCCTAACGGATCGGCATTTCATGCCTGGCGTGCCGGCTTCCGCGAAGGAGTCAAAATGTGTTTGAATCGTGGCACTAGACCAACCATTTCAGAATTTAAGGATCGTGTGCACCAACGCAATCTAGACCACTTGACCATATGGCACAATGTAGGCCGTGATGTTGACCACGGTGCTTGGGCCATTGCTGGATCAAGAATGGGTACTTATATGACCATGATCACACCCCAATGGGATCATAGAGCAGTGCAAGATTTTGCTGAACTGGAAAAATTATGGGATACAGTAAAAGATTCAGATCCAGAACTGGTAGCAGGCCGAGTAGCCGAAGATCTAAGCACACAACTAGACTTGCCAATCAACATGATGTTGGAAAATGAAAGTGCATTTTTTAAACAGCACTACAGAAGCAATTGGCACAATCGTGGAGTAATGACTAGAGAAATTGATGTAATACGACAGCAAGAAGGTTGGTAAATTGCAAAACAAAGGCGACGAAGTTGTAACCAACTTTAAATCAAAGTTTTTAGGCGACGCAGAGTTCATGAAGGAGAACTTGGGTCACGGATTGTGTTTAGCCAAATGGAAACAAGTAAGTCTACACCTGCCCACAGGACTTAACAACAGTTGTTACCACCCACCCTTACATGCTATTCCTGCAGAACTATTAAAGGATAATCCGTCGGCGTTACACAACACTCCGCACAAAAAAGAACAGCGTAAAATTATGCTGAAACAAGACCGCCCCGATGAGTGTAGCTATTGCTGGACCATGGAAGACAACAACAAGTTAAGCGATCGGCATTACCGTAGTGGCGAGCCCTGGGCCGCCAAAGACTTTGATGTTATAACCAACTCAAATGGAGACGAAGATGTCGTACCTAGTTATGTTGAAGTTAATTTTAATCATGCTTGTAATTTGGCATGTAGTTACTGTAGTCCTCAATTTAGTTCAACTTGGCAACAAGAAATGGATCAGTATGGCGCTTACCCTACTAGCAATAGACACAACGATCCTAGTCACTTTATTGGTCGCAATCGTCCTATCCCAGTTCGCGAGCATAATCCCTATGTAGAAGCCTTCTGGGATTGGTGGCCTACCTTGTATCCAGAACTACAACACTTTAGGATGACCGGCGGTGAACCACTTTTAGACAAGAATACCTATCGGGTGTTTGACTATGTGTTGGCCAATCCTAAGCCTGACTTACACTTGAACGTAACGTCAAACTTTAGCGTAGACGAAAAGTCATGGCAAAAGTACAAGGGCTATGTTAAAGAATTATGTGAAGGTGAAAAGATTGAACACTTTATGCAATTTGTTAGTTTAGATAGTTGGTTTGAACAAGCTGAATATATCAGGCACGGATTAGATTTTGGGTTACTATGGGATCGTGTAAATCAATTCCTTACTGACATACCGGGTCGCAATAGCATTACCTTTATTATAACTATGAACAATCTCAGCGTAACAGGGTTGGGTAAATTGTTTTCAGGTATATTAGGTCTTAGAAAAATATATAGTAAGACTTATCAGCGTATATGGTTTGATACTCCTGTGCTACGGCAGCCCGCCTGGCAAAGTTTACAACTACTCCCGGAAAGTTATGTAGATCAACTTGAAACAGTCTGGGCGTTTATGTTGAAGAATATTGAAACAGAAGAAACAAGATTCCAAGGATTTAAAGACTATGAAATTGCTAGACTAGATCGAGACATTGCCTGGATGCGTGATGGGCAAAAATTGGATCCTGCCTATATAACCCAGAACAAAGCAGACTTTTATCGCTTCTTTGCAGAAGCAGACCGCAGACACGGCACAGATTTTTTAACAACTTTTCCAGAAATGAGTGCCTGGTGGGCAGAATGCGAATATCATGCTCGGCAATCATAAACTTATACTAGACACACATAGCGAAGTCTATAGAGAACTGCTACCATGGGCCGACGGCGAGTTCTGGGATATTAGGCAACACAAAATAGTTCCGGGCGCTGTATACGTCATGTGCCGTGAACAGGTCAACAACTACAACTACGAAATACAAGAACTAGCTCGTAGTGGGCAAGTAACTGTAATACTAGATAACGCTGCAGAAGGAAGTGAAACATTAGTCACCTGGTGTTTTGTTAAAGGATTAATTAACTTAATAGAAGAAGGCCGAATACTATTAATCGGCGGCGGCGATATGGATCCCGACCGCTGGCCTTACATGAGTTACGAATATTTTTTACCTAAGATATTTGACTTTGATGAAAACGTCGAAGCAGGCGGTCGTATAAACGAGTATTTTTCAGTCACTGATAAACCATACAAGTTCTTATTTCTAAATGGGCGTATGCGTAGCCATAGAAAATACCTGTTAGAAAGATTTCAATCAAACGGATTATTAGATCAAAGTCTATGGACAAATCTTGATACTGATCTTGTGCTAATTAAAAATCTGCCGCAGATACGTTGGCAAAATTTTAATAATATGAATATGATTAAATTACAATTTGAGCACATGGGTGTAGACCGTATGGAACTGCCAATTGATCTACATTTCCTACCCAAAGAATATGAAACACCTGCGTTTAGGAACAATATAGATCATTTGCCCTCTGCTGGCACTGTTAAATTTAACTTGTTCAACAACACCTGGGGTGATGCTGTGGTAGATGGCACAGCATACAGAGACACTTACTTTAGTCTAGTAACTGAAACGGTATTTAATTACCCTTATAGTTTTAGAACAGAAAAAATTTGGAAACCTATTGCTGTAGGGCATCCGTTTATAGCTGTGGCCAATCAAGGATTTTATCGAGACCTACATCATTTAGGATTTAAAACATTTGGCCACGTTGTTGATGAATCATTTGATACTATAGAAAACAGTCAAGACCGTATAGAACGTATAGCTCACGTGGTTGAAGATTTATGCCAACAAGACCTTGCAAGTTTCTACAAAGAGTGTTATAATATATGTAAATACAATCAAGACCTATATACTGAAATGCGTCACCTGGTTCCTAGAGAATTACCCGATCAGTTCCATCACTTTATCAACCAATATTCCAATGAATGATTTAGATTTTAAACGAAATATTTTAGACAACCTAAGCTCTAGCTTCTGTGCGGCCAAATGGTACAATGCTACTATATGGTTAGGGTCAGGGCAAACTACCAGTTGCCACCACCCACCTGCACACGCGATTGATCGAGAAGAATTAAAAACTAATCCCAAGGCATTACACAATACCCCAAATAAAAAACTTGATCGAGCTATGATGCAAGCTGGTCAACGTCCTAAGGGTTGCGAATACTGCTGGAAGATTGAAGACATGGGTCGCGATGCTATTAGCGACCGCGTGTACAAAAGTAAAATTTACCCTATAGAGGCCCTTAATGAAGCATACCACACACCCAATCAAGAAGATGTCAATCTTCGCACTCTTGAAATTGCATTCGATCGCACTTGCCAATTTGCTTGTAGCTATTGTAACCCTGCTTTCAGTAGCACATGGGTTCGAGACATACAACGCAACGGTGCCTATGAGTCCTTGGTGTCTGATGGG